GCGCAGGCACGATTTACGTTGCCAGCGCAAGCAGGGTGAATGGCAGCGTTGCGGTGACGCACGCAAATAATTCGCAGACAGATCGAACTTTTAAAGTTGTATTGGTGGGCTAATGGCTAACACATATACCGACAGCAGTGGAAACGTATTTCCGCTCAATGCTTATGGAAGACCGCAAGGCTACTGGCAGGGCAATAAGTTTATCTTTCCTAAGTTTGGCAATCAGCCAGCCGCCGCGCAGCCAACGGTTGAGCCTGTGCAGCCTGTGGTGCAGCCGACAAATCCCTACCGTTTGCCGTCAAGCGTACAGCAGCAGGCGCAGGATTCCGCTGGCGGTGATCCGACACAATTTGGGGGAGTGCCTCAAGGCAGTACCTCTGAAATGGTTGCAGCAAACAATCAAGGCAACCCATCCGTTGCCCCTTCACCAACCCCAAGCAGCAGCAGTTTGTTTGGCGGTACGCCTAATATAAGTATAAACCCTGCAATTGCACAAAGTCTTGGCGGTCGAGTTGGCTCAATGACCGGCATCCCCGGTGCTGGTTTGTTAGGCAGCATTGCTGGCGGTCTTGCAGGCGGTCGAGGCGGTCGAGGGATTGCTGGCGATGTTATAGGCACGGGGCTTGGAACGGCATTACTTGGGCCGCTTGGCTTCCTTGGTGGCGTTGCTGGCGGTCGTATTGGCGACATGAAAGATATGGAAGCCGCGCTTGCTCTGGGGCCGCGTGGGCAGCGTGGATTCTGGAGCAGCCTTGGTCACGGCATTGGCATCGGGCCGTCCGTTAATCAGCAGATGGAAGATTACTACGGCATTAATCAACCGGGCATTGATCCGTTTGGTGCTGGACTGCCAGCAGGCACTATGACTGCGCCAATCGGCGGCGGCGCAGTGACGTTTGATGAGGACGACATTGGCGACATCGATCCGGCATCTCAGACTAATCCATTCGGTGACATTGCCGATGCGTTTGGGCAAGGAGATGACGGCATGGGCAATATGGGCGGCGACCAAGGCGGCTGGACATAACCTTGCAAGCTGATGTAAAACAGGATCATGGAAATCTTAATAGCAGTTGTAGACATCATTCTCCGCGCCATCTAAGGCTTGCGTCACAAGCCGAAATTAAGGGGCTGGATTTTCAATCGCTGACGCTGATTGAACGTGCTTTGCAGTACGATCAGACGCACACACTCAACGATGTTTTAGCAGACTTACGCGAAGGCCGCGCCCAGCTCTGGCTGGCAACCGACAACGATGAGGTCGAGGGCATTGCCGTCACTTGCATCACTGAATACCCACAGACAACGACTTGCCTGATCTGGCTTTGTGCCGGAATCAGCAGAGAGAAATATACCCCACTGATCGGCAATATCGAGCAGTGGGCAAAGGCGCACGGTTGTGCGTCAATCAGCCTTGAAGGTCGGGCAGGCTGGGAAAGAATTTTAACCGACTTTGATAAGACAAAGATCATTTTAGAAAAGAGGCTTTAAGATGGGTGGCAGTTCATCAAGACCAAGTGGCGTTTCGCGCACCGTTGTCAGTAACAACCCGCCAGCGTTTCAGCAGCCATACATTGAGCGCGGCTTTGAAGCGGCACAGACACAGTTTGAAACGCCAAGGACGTTTTACGAAGGCAGCACCGTTGTGCCGTTTTCAACGCAGACGCAGGCCGGTCTGGATGCCATGCAGACACGGGCCGAAGCGGGTTCGCCACTAGTAACGGCAGCGCAAGATTTAACAGCGGCGACAATGCGCGGTGATTACCTTAGCCCCGACAGCAACCCCTATCTCAAGTCGGCAATGGACGCTGCGACCCGTCCGATGGCTGAAGCGTTTACCCAAGACGTTCTGCCGGGTATTGACGCGGCCTTTTCAAGTGGGGGCCGATACGGTTCCGGCTTGCAAGCTAATCAACAAGCCCGTGTCAGTGAAGATTATTTGCAGGCATTAGGCGATGTCGGATCACGCATGGCTTACAGCAACTATGCGGATGAGCGTGGCCGACAGGTTGCGGCGGGTACTGCCGCTCCCGGCATGGCTGAACTGGACTATCTCGATCCATCCCGTCTAATTGACATTGGCGGGGCTTACGAAGGGATGGCGGAACGAGAACTGCAAGAGGACATTGACCGCCATCGGTTTGCCGAAGACGAGGCACGCATTAGGTTGGGCGAATATCTGCCTGCGGTAACAGGTGGGCAGTGGTCAACCTCATCAACCGACCAGCCCATCTATTCTGATGATACCTCTCGCTATCTTGGCTACGGCGCGGCGGGTGCTGGCATTGCAGGCAGTCTTTTTGGCGGCGGGGGGGATTCTGCCTATCAAGGTTTGTTAAATTTATTTAGGCCGAGGTAATTTGTAATGATTATTCATAATCTAGGTACTGGACAAGCGTTTGAGACAGGTCGTCGTGATGGGCGTTTGTTTGGTAGCGCAACTCTTCCGGCTTTCGCGTTTAATCCTCCGACCCCTCCCAGCGCACCAATGCCAACGGCAGCACCTACAACCCAGATGGGTTTGCTGGGCGCAGACCCAAGCCGTGCAAGAGCCGATGCTTTTCTCCGCAGCCTTGGCGCAATGGCTCCTGGCTTGTTAATGGCCGGTGCGCCAAGCACTGACCCCGGTCAGAGAGGCAAGGGATTGGCAATGGCTTTCGGGGCGCAGCCTCAAGCGTTTCAGCAAGACCTTGCGCGTGCGCGTGCGGAGAATGTTCAGAACATGAATTTGGAAATGGCGCGGGCGAAGGCGGCGAGGGAGAAGGCTACTTATCAGGCAGCATTGAAGCAACGCCAGCAAATGCTAGGGTTTGCAGAGACAGCGGCAACGCAAGCTGAAGCTGCGGGTAATCCAGAAATAGCCGCTATGATTCGCGCTAATCCAGAGGCGTATATCAAGAGTGTATACGCACAACAGTTAGAGACTGCAAAAGCGGGGGCCAGTAATCGGACAACGGATATTAAAAATTATGAGTTTGCCAAAAGGCAATTTGTTGAAGGCGGCGGTCTGGAGGAAAACTTCTTACCGTTTCCTGAGTGGCAAAAAACGATGGCATTTGCTAGTGCTGCAAACCCGTTCGATTATACGCCTTTGCGTGGGGCAATGATCCCGCCTGTTCCCGCTAAGAAAGCGCCAGCAGTGCTGCCCCCTGCTGCTGCTGTTGTCGCTGCGCAAGACGCTACGACGCCTGGGACCGTCAAGGTCATCCCAGGATCACCAGCGGATATAAAGGCAAAGGCGTTAATACAAAAGGCAGCAGGGCGGCAAAAGCAAAAAGAACGTGCAGGCTTGACCGTTATACAGGATCTACGCCGTGCGCTAGAAATAGTTAGATCTAACCCAATGGCAACGGGCGTTCCCGCAGAAGTTACTGCGAGTCTTCCTATTGTTGGCAAGCAAACGCCAGCGGGTGAGGCAAAAGCGTTAGTTGAATCTGCTCTTTCAAATGTTGGTTTGGATACATTGCAGACGATGCGAGAAAACAGTCCGACAGGTGGAGCGTTAGGCCAAGTTCCAATACAGCAACAGAAACGATTGGAGCAAGTGTTAGGCTCTCTTGATGTTGGTCAGCGCACCGAAGTTGTTGAGGATAATCTAAAGCGCGTCATCAATATTTATATGGATATTGTTTATGGCACGCCGGATGAAATACAGAAACTTGTGGACAAAGGAGAAATTTCAGAAACCGATGCTGCGCCTTTGATGCAACGCAACAAACTTTCGTTTGATAGATTCGGCAAGCCTCTCATACGGAAAAAACGAAACATTACAATCAAGCGAGTAGGCGGGTAATCTTATGGCAAAAGAAACAAAAATGGTAAAGTATGAGGTCAATATTGACGGCCAAAAATACGAAATAGATGCTGAGGAGGACGCAACAGAAGCCGAAATTGAAGCCGCGTTATTTGAGTATCTTGACGAGGAACGCAGTGCGGCTGGTAATGTTTTGCGTACAGGCGAATATGCTGCACGGGGGGCGGTTGATACTGGTGCAGAAGTTTTAGGCGCAATTCCAGAGCTTGTTGCTTCTGGCCTTAGAACAGTAGGCGCACCCGCGCCAGAACCAGGGTATTATCCAGAGGCCATAAAAAGCGGCATTAGATCCGCTGGTCAGGCTATCAGCACGCCACTAAATATTTTGTTTCCAAAAGCAATGTCCGGCCCGATGACTGCCAGAGATGAAATGGCATATCAAGGGGGCAAGGGCGCAGCCTCGGCAGCGTCTGTATTTTTGCCTGCGGCAGCTTTAGCAAAGACGGCACAAACCGGCACTACAGCCGCCAACGTATTGCAAGCACTGGCAAAGCAGAAAGGGTTGCAGACTTTGGCTGGCACAACGGGCGGCATTGTTGAGGGGGCAACGGACAGTCCCGTAGCTGGCATGGCTGCGTCTATGGCCGTGCCGTTTGCTGCATTAGTACCGGCGGCGGCTAAGAATGCGACGGTTGTTGCTTTGCGGCGTGCAGGGTTAAAAGAAAATGCACCAACAACCGACATTCTCAAAGCACAGAAGGCAACTGCTTACCAAAATGTAAAAGATATTGAAGGCGAAGTTAAGCCAGGAGCGTTGCAAAGGCTGAGAAACGAGCTTGAGCCAGCTATGGAAGCCGTAGGGTTTGATAAGTTTGACACGGCGGCTAAACCAAGAGTGGTTTTAGCCAGTATTGAAAAAATGATTCAAGATGGAAAATCACTTGATCTCCAAACAATAGAAAATATACGCCGCCGGATTGGCAAGGCAATTCAAGATACGGTCGCTACTCCTGGAGACCAAAAGGTTGCCATGACCATGCGTGACCAGTTTGATAATTGGTTCGAGGGGTTGGCTGCAAAAGATATTACAGTGCGTGGGCAAGATGTTGTCGGGCCTGTTGTTGAAAACGCGGCGGCAGTCGCTCTCAAGGTGGCTAGGGCGGCAAATGTAAAGTTCCGCAAGAGTGAAACCATCGAGGAAATTGTTACGAATGCAGAAATGCAAGCCAGCGGGTTTGAAAACGGTCTGCGTATTGGCTTCCGGCAGCTTTTAAAGAATAAAAAACGCATTAAAGGTTTTTCGCAAGATGAGCAAAACATCATGCGTGAAATTGTGGATGGAAACGCCGCAACAAACCTAGCCCGTCTTATTGGAAAATTCGGGTTTAATATAACAGGAAAAGGCAGTGCCCCTAATATAGTAGGCGCGGGTATTGGCGGTGCGGCTGGGTATCAGTATGACCCATTAGCGGCTCTTGCTGTGCCTGCCGTTGGCACAGGGTCTAAATTCTTGGCTGATCGGCTTGCAAGAAACACCGCCGATTATTTACGCGCAATGGCCGCAACGGGCGGTAAGGATGTTGCCCCGCGTTCAAGAGTATCACCACGCCCAGGATTGCTTGGCGCGGTTGGTTTGCAAAACCTCGTCCCATAAAAGGATACATCATGGCAGTTAAAGATTGGAGCACCACGGCGGGAAATAACACCGCGCCGGGATCGGTGAATTTTCAAGAAAATCAGCTTCCCAGTACTATTAATAATTCTATGAGGCAAGTTTTAGCCGACTTGAGAACTGACTTTGAAGACGGCGGCTGGTTCAACTACGGGCATACAACGGTTTATGGATCGGGAACCACGTTTACCGTAGCCAGCACTAACGTCACGGCTATCTATACAGTAGGCCGACGCATAAGGGCGGTTGGGTCAAGCACGGGTACGATCTACGGCGTCATAACGGCTAGTGCATTTTCAACTAATACAACTGTGACCGTAAGTTGGGACAGCGGCAGTCTATCTTCAGAAACTTTGGCAATCTCTGTTAGTAAGCTCGACGCAAATGGTCATGTTGATGCCAGTAAGATTACCAGCGGCACGCTGCCTAATGCGCGGCTTGATGCACAGCTTCAAGATGTTGCCGGTCTTGCAGTCACAAATAGCGGGTTCATTGTTGGCGACGGCAGCAACTTTGTGCTTGAAACAGGCGACACAGTAAGGACAAGTTTAGGGTTAGCCATCGGCACAAACGTGCAAGCCTACGATGCTGAACTTGCGGCACTGGCTGGTTTAACATCAGCCGCTAACAAGCTGCCTTACTTTACCGGCAGCGGATCAGCGGGGGTTGCTGATTTTACCGCAGCGGCACGCACCGTATTAGACGATGCTAGTACCGGCGATATGCTGACCACGTTGGGCGCGTTGCCATTAGCAGGCGGCACGATGACGGGCAACTTGACCCTTGCTGGCGACCCTAGCAGCAACAATCATGCGGCCAGTAAAATCTATGTTGATAATCTTTTATTAGGGATGGGCAAGCGCGGCACGGTCAGGGCGGCAACAACAGCCAACATTACAATCGCTACCGCACTAAACAATGGCGACACGCTTGACGGTGTGACGCTTGCTAACAATGATCTTGTGCTTGTCAAAGATCAGAGCAGCGCAGAGCAAAACGGCATCTATGTTGTCGGCTCATCACCCGCCCGTGACGATCTCTTTGACACATACGATGAGCACGTTGGTGCTCTTATTGCGATCCAAGAAGGAACGACAAACGCCGACACGATTTATCTCTGCACCAGTAACGCAGGCAATACGCTCGACAGTGACGCATTGGTGTTTAGTAAGGTGCAGCCTGCGAATAGCGGCACGGTGACAAGCATTACCGCAGGCACGGGACTGACAGGCGGCACAATTACTTCAAGCGGAACCATTGCTGCAACGGGTCGGCTTGCAGACGTTGCAGGGTTAGCGGTTACAGATAGTGGCGTGATTGTTGGTGATGGATCAAACTTTGTACTAGAAACTGGCAGCACTTTGCGTACAAGTCTGGGGCTAGGAACAGGTGACAGCCCACAATTTACAGCGGTCAATATTGGAGCAGCCAGCGACACAACGCTTGCCCGTTCTGGCGCGGGTGATCTGACGATTGAAGGCAATGCGATTTATCGCGCAGGCGGCACTGATGTCCCAGTTGCAGATGGCGGCACAGGTGCTTCAACTTTAACTGATGGCGGCATTTTGCTGGGCAGTGGCACAAGTGCCATTACGGCAATGAGTGCCTTGGCGAAGGGCAGTATTGTAGTTGGAGATGGCGCAACTGATCCAGTGGCGTTAGCGGTCGGCACAAACAATCATGTTTTAACCGCAGACAGCGGCGAAACGTCAGGTCTAAAATGGGCTGCTGCTGGCGGCGGTAAACTTCTGCAAGTCGTTAATTCGACAACAAGTGCCGTGGCTACTGGCACAACGACAAGCCCAGAAGACGACACCATTCCCCAGAACACAGAGGGCAATGAGTTTCTAACCTTGGCGATCACGCCAGCATCAGCAAGTAATAAGTTATTTATTGAAATCAGTTGCTGCTTTTCGCACTCAGACACCTCAAGTTCTGACATGGTGATGGCTCTTTTCCAAGACAGCACGGCAAACGCCTTGGCCTCTGCAAGTTGCGGACGACAGCATACGACGAACATTGCCCAGACACATAGCTTCAATCATTACATGGCGGCTGGAACGACGAGTTCAACGACTTTCAAGGTTCGTATTGGTGCCGATGCGTCCGGGACAACAACACTAAACGGCGTAAGCGGTAGCCGCAAACACGGCGGTGTAATGTCCTCATCGATTACAATTTCGGAGATTGAAGCATGACTGTAAAATGTGAATACATGGGAGACATTATCGGCTGGAAACATAACCACCAGGCAGGGATGTCTACGGTTGATGGCGAGATAACAGAATTTCCCGGCGGCATCCCCAGTGATGACGACATCAATAAATGGAAAGCTGAATACGATGCCCACGTTGCTGCAACGGCGTATCAAGGAAAACGTGCCGCTGAATATCCAAGTTTCGCAGATCAGTTTGATACAATTTATCACGATGGCATTGATGAATGGAAAAAAGTCATTCAGGCCACAAAAAATAAATATCCCAAGCCGTAATCAGGTAGGTGTGTTATTGATCCCCTCACCATTGCCGCTGGGGTTGCTGCTTTTCAAGCGGCAAGGAAATCCATAACAGCTATTCGGGAAACCCTGGCTGAAGTCGATGGCGTAGCCAAAGACATAAGCTCTATTAGCCATCACATTTCTGATCTGTTTCATCATAGCCGTGAAGCCAACAAAGCCTATCAAGCTCAAAAATCTCACAAGGAAGGCGTGGAAAACGGCGAGATAAAGCCAGATGAAAGTCTGCAAGAAAGCATCGACTTGATGATCCATCGTCAGGAAATGGCTGAGATGCTGAAAGACCTGGAATACGAACTCAATAAAAAGTTCCCCCAGCCACCTGACCAGCCGACGATGTGGCAGCAGATAAAGCGTGAGCAGTCGAGGCTTCAAGCTCTCAAGATAAAACAGAAGCGAGAGCGTGAGGCTCAACGAAAGATTGACGATGAAGAAAAACGAGAGCGCTTGAAAAAACTTGGACAGGAATTTTTAAAATTTGGGTTCTTAGTTATCGTTACAATGGGCATAGGCTGGATGTTGCTGACGGCTTATGACCAAGGGCCAATCAGATAATGCCAGAGATTGAACTTCCTCAAAGCTGGCTAGTCTGGGCGGGTTTTCTTGTTACCGTTATTGTCGGTCTTGCCATACGCGATTGGGCATCTGATTTAATCGCGTCTGTTAAATGGAAGCTCACGCCCGGTTTTGAGCCGATGGACACTTGTATTTTAGACGGCGACAAAGTCACGATCATTCACATAGGATTAAAAGAAACAATATTTGAACGCCAAGGAAAATACGGACGTACTTGGCAATACATACCCTCGTCAAAAATAAGTGGGCATGATCTCCGCAGAGTGGTCGGTGATGACAGGATGCTCGACCATAAAATCAACGGAGAAGACGATGGAAGCTAAAGACCTTATGACGGTTGCGCCGGGGGGCGTTGCTGTAGCTGCGTCCTGGCTGGGATTAGTTGAGACGAGTCTATCAATTCTGCTGTTAATTGCCTCACTATGTTTTTTAGCGTGGCGTTGGAGACAGGCCGTGAAAGAGAAAAATGGATAAGATTTTACGCTGGTGGGAAAACACCTTTGGCGGCAATTCCGCAATATGGAATCTGGACTATGGCAAGATTATTATTATTGGCTTGCTGCTTTACCATATGTTTTGGCAAGGCTGCGGTAGCTAACGAAAAGGTATTCGCTGGCTGGATACTTCATATGTTTATTTCAGGTCAGCTTAAAGAATATACGCCGCGTGGCGGCATGAGCGAATGCCTCAAGGTAAAACGAAAAATTTTGCGGAGCCAAGGCCATGCTGTAGGCACACGCTGGGAGTGCGCTAAAGGTAAGTTAGTCTTGCGTAAATACGATACAGGTAAGACGGGGGATAAGTGGTTGCCCGTCGAGCATCTAGGCAAGCAGTAATGGCTGAAGAGGCTGGCAGAGGTAGGAGAACCAGCGACCAGATAAAGGTCAGTGACAGTTCAGCTATTTCGATGCCCATTCGCAATTTAATCAGCATCGTGCTTGCAGCAAGTGCGGGGGTGTGGGGCTACTTCGGTGTCGTGGAGCGGCTGAACAAATTAGAGACATTTGAACAGCTAATCCGCAAAGATTTAGAGACAGGATTAAAAGAACTTAACAGCGATATAGGCAAGAATAACGAGTTTAGAATTAAGTGGCCTAGAGGCGAATTAGGTCAGGCCAGCGCGGATCAAGAGCAATATCTTTTGATTGAAGTGCTAAGCGGCCAAGTAGAGAAGATACAGACTCGCATCGAACAGGGTATGAGCAATGGAGTCAACATTAAGAGGCTTCAAGAGGATGTTCAAACGCTGCGGAAAGATGTTGAAAAACTCAAGGACAAGCAGCGCGGTTTGATTAACGGAGGGCAGTAATGGCAAGAGTATTAATCTTTATGCTCACGTTATTTCTAGCCGCTTGTCAAACAGATCAATCTGTCCAGCCTGCCGACTTAATGATGTCGCAAGAGGATTTAGTCCAACAAGAAATAGAAACAACGCCGCCCTTGGAATTAGTGCCGCAATGTGGGCCACATGACGTCATTGAAAAAATCCTGTTGGAAAAATTTAAGGAAAAGCCGCTACTGGCTGGCGGCTATATGGATGATTCAATCATGCAGCTTTATGTCGGGCCAGAGGGGTCATGGAGCTTGTCGAGGGAAACCGGGTCAATCACTTGCGTGATTGCAGCAGGGTTTGGATTAAAGATGGTCAACCCGCCGTCAGATTCTTCAATTTAAGGATAAGAAGATGCGATACTTAACTTTATTGAGTGTCTTAATTTTGTTGGGGGCTTGTAAATGGCGAATCCCTATTGATTTTGGCTATTAGAGGAGGCGGCTATACTTACATTAATTAGCAGCGTTCTGGGTTTTGGAACGAGTTTTCTTCCTAAAATATTAGGGTTCTTTGAGGAGAAGCGAGATCAAGCCCATGAATTAAAAATGATGGACAAGCAGTTGGAACAACAAATCCAGCTTGGAAATCAAAAAATGCAAATGATGGATATTGAGGCCGATATTCGTGAGACTGAAACGCTTCATAAAGAACACGCACAGATCACCCAGAAAGGCTCTCAATGGGTAATTAATTTGTCATCATCCGTGCGTCCGATAATGACCTACCTATTATTTCTGGAGTTTATCGTTCTTACTTTCTTGCTGGCGTTTGGCTATATAGACAACGCTATGTATGAAATGGTCTGGAATGAGCCGATTGAAAGTGTGTGGGCTGCGGTGATCTGCTTCTGGTTTGGGCAGCGCAGTTTCAACAGAAAATGAGCTACCTTGACGACATTGTAGAAAAACACGCTCCAAAAGCGTGGGACGGACACATAAATGCGTCCGGTCTGGCAATCATTAAGAGGTACGAGGGTTGGCGTTCAAGCCCATATCTCTGCGCGGCAAACAGAGCTACAATCGGATGGGGTAGCACATGGGATATTAATGGCAATCCTGTCACCCTGGATCACCCTGACATTGATGAGGAGCAAGGCACAGCTTTGCTCAAAAAAGAGATCACGCACGTTGAGAAAGGAATTAGAAGACTTATCAAAGCGGAATTAACTGAGAATATGTTTTCCGCTTTGTGTAGTTTTGCTTTTAACGTAGGCACGGGCAATCTGCAAAGATCAACTCTCCGCATGAAATTAAATCGGGGTCAGTATGAAGACGCAGCGGATGAGTTTAAAAAATGGAAAAAGGCTGGCGGCAGAACGCTCAAGGGATTGGTTCGCCGCCGTGCTTCTGAGCGTCAGCTTTTCCTCAGTGAATAATTTTAAAAAAATAATCCTGGTGATCCCGGCAGGACTCGAACCTGCTACCCTCAGTTTAGGAAACTGATGCTCTATCCAGATGAGCTACGGGACCGACCCCAAGATTATTTGTTAGACTAACAAATCTTTAACAAACATTCTTTGCATATCTTTTACTTTCCTAACCCATCCTAACCTGCTATTACCCATCAGTAACTAGTGAAAACTAGTGTTTTGGCTAAGTTATTGATTTATATACAGGTTATTTGCTGGCCTTTTTAGATTAGGAATCCTAGGGCCAAGATTGCAACAAGATAGCTAAAATATATTATAAATCAGTAACTTAGCCGCTCCTTCGGGGGCGGCTTTTTTTGCGTTTAGGGGGCTAATTAACAAATGTTTAACAAGTATTTACAAAATAAATTATTAACAAAATAATCTTATGGTCATTTTTTTATTGCAATGCACATTATATTGTCGTATTGTTTAATCGTGGTCAGGGAGATCACGCCATAACAAGGAGAGAGAACAGTGATAAAAGATTTATTTAGATTTGAAGAAGCGGATGACCCACAAGTTGAAGATGACGCATGGGTTTTGAAATCTGACGAAAACATCGGTATTCAAGTTTGTGAAGATGGAACCTTCCGCATTACAAAGTTTGTGGAAAAAGAAGGATGTTTTTACCACAGCGATAATCACAAGCATTTACTTGATGCCATGAAAGAGGCTGTGGAAATGCAAGGCCAGCTTGATGTTGTTGGCGTTTTAGCCGAAGGGGGGGAGTGATGATAATCAGGGAAATCTTTGACGATCAAAACCGTCTGCTACGCCTCACGGCAGACACCCGACCGCACGGCGGTCAGAAGTCAATCCCACGGTGCGATGGTTGCCGCTGCACCAAAGGGAAAGTGAAACAATCTTGTGCAGCCATGAAGGCCGCGCAAAATCATTTGGCAGAGGTTGGCGAGACGATCAGGAAATCGGAGACTTATATTAATCCGAAAACGTCTCCGCGTTTCTACTGCTTTAACGATGTCGATCTAAGCCAGCCGGTAAACTGCTGCCTTGTTCATCAATACGAGCAATATCAGAATAAGATGGTCGGCATTGGTGAGCTTTTAAATCGGTCTATGTATGAAAAGATCTTGGCACTCAAACAAATTGCAGAAGTGCAGACGGCCAGCGGCAAGATCGGCAACATTAGAATTGGCGAGATTACGATAGCGCAAATTCAAAACGACATCGTGCCGTGGCTCTGGACAGATCGAGCCAAAATATCTTCACAAAAGAAATATAATTTTTTTAAGGGTGCGATGGAATGGGCCATGTCTTCTGAATTAATGCCTTCTGCATTATTGCTTAAATTAAAGACAATTAAGAAGCCGAAGAAAACTGACGTTGAAAAACGCCACGTTCGCATTTCAGCAACGGCGATTGAAAAAGTTATTGAAGCGGCTACGCCGTTTTATGGGTTGCTGTTCAAATTTCAAAGTCGTACCGGCGCACGTCCTAACGAGACTACGGTGCTGCAATGGTCTGACTTTGATTTTGATGCCAGCCGCGTTTACATCCAGCGTGCCATGAACGCAGACGGCGTGATCTCTACGCCGAAAACTGAACAGGGCATCAGGGCTATTGAGCTTGATGATGAACTGGTGCAGGCATTAAAGGCGTGGCGGATCAAGCAGCCGCTGGAGCAGCGGGGCAACAACTTAGTCTTTCCTACCCGTGTCGGCACTGTCCAACTTATAAACAATTGGAATAAGCGCGGCCTTGCACCAGCAGTGAAACGGGCTGGCGTTGAGCGGTTTACGTTGTATGGCTTCCGACACTTTTACGCATCTGTCTTATTATATGACCTTAATTTGTCAGATCGTAAAATCATGCAGATGATGGGGCATACAGAAATTGATACCACGATCAGAAATTACGGTCACTGGTTTGAAGACCGCAAGGACCGGGACAACGATGTGCGTGAGCAGCTAAACCAAGTTTTTAAAAGTGCGTGACAAAAGTAGTATTTAACATAAGAGAGTCATTTCAATGCAATTACATAGAGAGGTCGCAATCGGGCTAATAGCGGATTGCATCATTGGGGATATGAGAAAAAACAGAATTAAAATCTTGCTGGCAGAGCATGAAATTTCTGCCAAGGATTTAGCTGACCAGATTGGCAGGCAGGCACAGACGCTGCGGCGTTATGTGCGGCATGAGGCTGAACCTAAACTGGAAGTGGCTGAAGCTATCGCAGAGGCACTGGGCTGCACGGTTGATGAAGTTCTGGGCGTTGAAGGCGTTAGCTCTAGCAAGCCTAGTGATAGCCGAATGCTGCCGGTCTATGGTGCAGCACAAGGCGGCGTGGGCTTTGACATCACTGACGTTAGGGAACCGATTGATAGTATCGAAGCCCCACCATATCTACAAAATAGCGTTGATGCTTATGCCGTATATGTGGCCGGTGATAGTATGGCTCCACGGTTCAATCCGGGCGAGATTGTTTTTGTTCATCCCGGCAAACCATTTAAGGCGAATGATTCGGTTATTGTTCAATTTGAGGATGATAAAGCCGACCATGCGATCATAAAAACCTATAAAAAAATGGACGATAAGAAAATATTTTTATCGCAGTTTAATCCCGATAAAAACCTTAGTTACCAACGCTCTCAGGTAAAATGCGTTCACAAGATTATCGGCGTATTTATATAAAGCGATAATTTTCTTATTGATTTGTTAATCCATGTTGGGTTATCAAGGGTCAACATTGACCTTGGAGAGCCAACATGGGTTACGTCAAACTTTTCACTGAATTTGTAGGCATCTGGATTTTTCTGGCGACGGTTTACTTTGCCGTCCATATGGCCTGCATTCTCAACGACCGCTGCTATGCGTCGATGGTGATGCAATGAGCCAAGCGGCATTGCTCACCGTTGACGAGGCTGTGACCGAAATCTTTTCAGAGTTCAGCACCAGCAACCGCAAGCGGCTCTATGCGCTGATTAAGGCTGGCGAGATTGAGACCATTAGGCCAACTGAAAATGGCCGCTACTTCATACCCCGTCGCGCAATTAAAGACCTGCGAGGCGATGATGAGTAAGACTAATTATCGGACTCAAATCTTGAACGAAGCCGCCGACATTATTAACGGCGACCGTCAGGATGAATACGGAACCCCTCTAGAAAACTGGTCATGCATTGCTGCCCAATGGTCTGCAACGTCTGGGCATACATTTACGCCCGTTGATGTCGGGCTGCATATGATTCAAGTCAAAATTGGCCGCGTAGCCACAGGCAACAAAATGAGCATCGACACTTTTCGGGACATCATTGGCTACGCCGCTATCACTGCGGAGATTATTAGTAATGATCTGCCCTGAGTGCGATGGCCTTGGAACAGTCGAGCGACTTAACTGGCACGGTTTTTATGAAGCACGTTGCACAAATTGTTACGACGGTCTGGGAGAGGTCAACGATGATGAGGTGGATGATGAGTAGTCGTAACAAAAAGCGCGGCTATGAACTGGAAGCCGAAACCGTAAAGCATTGGCAAGGGCTGGGCGTTGACTGTGAGCGGGTCTTTGCATCTGGCGCATATAAGCATTTAGGCGATGAGTTTGCCGGTGATCTGATGCTCTCCGGTTTTACCGTGGAATGTAAGCGGAAGAAATCGGGCTTCAAGTTTTTGCTGGATAGCCTCGATCAAGACAACGCCGACATTCTTATCTGTCGCCAAGACGGGCGACCGATACGCCGACTCTATGTGATGGAAGAAGAAACCGTCGAAGCTCTTTTCAGACAAGCAGGGATTATCAAATGAATTTAAATTACGATGAAGCACTAACGATTAAGCGCGAGCTAAAAGTATGTGCGCGGGTTTTAAACAACCCCGAAAAATATTCAGAACAAACTATCGCGATGTTCCGAAAAGCAAAAGATTCCGCTGAAAAGAAACATGGCATTTATTCGCACCCCAAACCCTTTGAAGAAACGTGTGCGGCGTATGGCGAGGTGATCCAGTTTCCGCAGCCGACGCATCGGGTGGAAGTGTAAAAGTGAATGAAGAAATCACCGTCCTTGACCTGTTCTCAGGAATCGGAGGGTTCAGCCTTGGACTCGAACGAGCCGGCCCTTTTCGGACCGTTGCCTTCTGTGAGCAAGACGCCTACGCCCAGCGCGTCCTCCGCAAACACTGGCCCGACACGCCCATCTACGACGATGTCAGAACCATACCAACAGATCGACTTGGAAGAATTGACCTCATCTGTGGGGGACCGCCATGTCAGCCGTGGTCCGTTGCCGGGAAGCAGCGAGGCGCAGAAGATGACCGTGATCTCTGGCCAGAAATGGTTAGGCTTGTTGAAGAGCTACGGCCTCAATTCACAATTATCGAAAACGTGCGAGGCTTTATTAACCAGCCAATGGGGCTCCAGCGCAGCCTTTCTGACCTGGCGCGGATCGGGTACCAAGCCGTGCCATTTATTATTGGAGCTTGCAGTGTCGATGCCCCGCACCGCCGCTCCCGCGTCTGGATTATTGCCGCGCAAGATGGCTCCCAGCACGAACAGCAAGATGTGGGCGACACCGCGAACCAGCGACATAGCATCAGGAAGGACATTGAACGAAAAGGGTCAACGGACAAGCAAGAGCAGCAATCTCACCTTCGGAGCGAACCTAGCGGATCAGGTGAAGATGTGGCCGACACCACAGTCGAGGGATTGGAAAGGGCCAAGCGGCCGCAGTTTGAAGGGACAAGAGAGCGACCTCCCCAACGAGGTGAAGATGTGGCCGACACCAACGGCAACAGACAACAGGGACCGGGGGCATCTAGGGCTGCCATCGACAAAGCGCAGGGCAGCCAAGGGCAAGCAACTGAGCCTGTCAATGGTAGTGTCGGAAACCTCTGGCTCCCTGAACCCGACGTGGGTCGAGTGGCTCATGGGGTTCCCCGCTGGATGGACGAACCTGACACCCCAAGAGTTGCAACAGGAATTAAAAACCGTGTCGCCAGACTCAAATGCCTTGGAAACGCCGTTGTGCCGCAAGTCGTTGAACAAATCGGCAGAGCAATCCTTAAAGGACACAGATAAATGAACGGCTTTGAAAAACACGGCATCAAACATCTATCCAATTCATCGATCAGCCTGTGGGAGGCCAACCCCGCGCAGTGGGTAATGAGTTACCTATTAAAAGAGAAGCGGCAAACGGGGCCAGCTATGTGGCGTGGCATTGTTGTTGAGGACATTTGCGTTGAGGTTCTTAACAATGATTTTTCTTTTGGTGAAGCTCTCAGCCGTGCGCTGATAAAATTCGACGGGAGCATAACCCTTGCCGATGAAAAAACTGAAAAGGAACGTGCCGCCATTGAACCGATGGCTGCGTTGGCCCTTGAAGAATTAAAGAAATACGGCAAGCCGCAATTCAGCATAGACGGCAGTCAGCAGCAAGTGTCGATCACTTGTAAAGGCGACGGCTGGAAGATTCCCATCATTGGATACCTTGATCTGGTTTATCCAGACCACGGCCTAGTCGTTGATCTGAAGACGACCATGCGGATGCCGTCGTCAATGACGCAGAGCCATAAGCGTCAGCGGTGCATTTACCAGCGGTGCGTGGGGGGCAATCAGCAAGTGAAGTTTCTCTATGTGACGCCCAAAAAAAGCGGCTGGCTTGAGGATGGTGACGTGGAGACAGAACTGGCGACAGTCAAGGCGCACTGCAATCGCTTGGAGCGGTTTTTAAGTGTGAGTGATGACCCAAAATATCTGGCGTCGATTGTTCCCGTTGATCCTACGCACTTCTTCTGGAGCGACTGTATCGATCAGAGGAAAGAATTATTCGGCATTTAGCCGAAGCCGTTGCGTTGGCGGTTCCAGCGCAAAACAAG